GGCAACTCATACGCCTTTATAGACAGGGAAGATATTGGTGGAAAGATAAAAAATTTATGGCAATTACCGGACCCTGGTCAAATAAAGATCCATAGAAATAAAAAGAACGAGCTTTTATACACATATAAAGTCAATGGTGAGGATAAGGTTAGGACAAGGAGAGAGGTTTTTCACATTCCGGGGTTTGGGTTCAATGGTCTTGTCGGTAAGTCAATGGTCGGGCTTGCACGGGAAGCCATTGGGCTTGGGCTTGCAACAGAAGATTTCGGTTCTACTTATTTCGGTGAAGGGACTCATCCTTCAGGAATTTATAAAATAAAGGAAACTTTAACGGAAGAAAACAGGAAACAATTCAATGCAGCATTAAAAGAAGGGTTTTCGGGGCTTGGAAAGGCTCATAAGGTCATGGTTGCAGAGGGTGGGGGAGAATACCAACCATTAACCGTTTCGATGGACGATGCTCAATTTTTAAGCACCAGGGACTTCCAAAAGAAGGAAATTTGCGGAATGTATCATGTTCCACCGCACAAAATAGCCTTACACGGGGCAAATTCTAACCGGAATAATCTTGAACAAGAAAACGGTTCGTATGTGGACTCCTGCCTAATGGGTTGGATTGTCAGATGGGAAAGTGCAATCTCTTTGCAGCTTTTAACAGAACAGGAAAGAAGATCAGGTTTATTCTTTGAATTTGCAGTTCAGGGTCTTTTAAGGGGTGATTCTCAAGCAAGGGCAGAGTTTTATAATAAGATATTCCAGGTTGGTGGTATAAGCCCTAATGAGATAAGAGCTAAAGAAAACATGAATCCTGATCCTTCACCGGAAGCCGATAAAAAGTATATTATGCTCAATATGATACCTTTGGACCAGGCAGATGAACCGTTTGATACAGATTTTAGAACATTTTTCAAGGAACCGGAAACCAGAATTTCAGAATCTCAGTCTATAAGATTACGGGACCGGATACAAAAACAATATGCCCCATTGATTTATGATGCTGCCAGGGCGGTCGTAAATAGAGAAACCAAAGCGATCAAGAAGGAAGCATTAACACCGACAAGAGATAAAACTTCCATGAAGGTCTTTTTGAATGATTTTTATGAGAAATTCCCTGAATATATTGAACAGAAAATGGGACCGGTTTTAAGGTCTTACATTTCGTCCATTATAGATGCCACAAATAATGAACTGAAAACTGAAGAAGATTTAGAAAAAGATACTCAGGAATATGTTGATACTTACACTTTAAGACACGTTTCTTCTTCCAAGGGTCAGATGCTGGCAATTGTTCCTGACGGAATGGATGCCATAGTTCAAAGAGCAGATGAATGGCAGGACAAAAGACCGGACAAGATAAAAGCAGACGAAGGGGTCAGGGCATCAAATTTTGCTTTCCAGGCAGTTGTATGGTCGGCAGGGCTTTCTACAGTCTGGAGAATAAGAGGGGCAGAAACTTGTCCATATTGTAAAAGCTTGAACGGGAAAAAGGTGGGTCGTGGACAAAGCTTTGTGAAGTCTGGTGACAAATTAGACCCTGCCGGTGCTGACGGTGTAATGAAAATAAACGGTACTAAATCTCATCCTGGGTTGCATCAAGGTTGTGATTGTTATTTATCTATAATTTAAGAGGTGAACATGAAAGAAACAAGGACAATAAAAACACCGGTCAAGGTTGAGAAACGAGGTGACGGGACTATAAAAAGCATTGTCGGGTATCCTATTATTTATAATAAAGACAGTGAGGACATGGGATTTATCGAACGGATAGCACCAGGGGCAGCAACAAAAGCTTTAAAGGCTTCAGATGTTAGGGGACTTAAAAACCATGACGCTTCTTTAATCTTTGCCAGATCAGGGGTGAACCTTACTTTGGTTGAGGACAAGACAGGCGTTAAGATGGAAGCGACTCCTGTAGACACTCATAATTTTAGAGAAACGGCAAAAGAGGTTGATCTTGGATTACTTGACGGTCAATCTTTTTCCTTTAATATTCTTGCAGATGAATGGAAAGACCTTGAATCTGATAAACCTCAAAGGACCATAACTGAATTCGGCTTAATATACGATGTTGGACCGGTTACTTTCCCTGCTTATCCTGATACTACAGTGGGGCTTAGAACGCTTGAAGAAGCCAGGAAAGACGTTATTCCAGAAACAAGAATAACGATTATTGAGGGTGACACTGAACACGTTTTTACCGGTGAGAATCGCTTTGACGATGCTGCCGAAAAAATAAGGGCAATAGCAAATCCAACGATCCCTGCTGCTGCTAACACTGAACCTGATCCAACGATCATTGAAGGTTCTGTTTTGGATAGGATAAATTCAACTTTAGAGAGGTATAAAAAATGAACATCAAAAAAATGAAAGAGGACATTGAGATTATCGTTAAACAGCTTGGCGATATGAGATCATTAATTGAGTCTGAAAATAGAAAACCGAATGAAGAAGAACGCAAACAGGCGAATTCTTGGTTGAGTGAGATTGACGAGCTTGAAGCAAATATTACCTTGGAAAAACGAACACAGGGTATGCTCAGCCGTACAAAAAAATCTGCAAAAGAACCAGATATAACTCCTGTCAGTGCTATTGAACAGGAAAAAAGGGACACCTTTGCTTCTGACGGTGAGTTTTTAATGGCTGTTATGAATGCTGCTGTTCCAGGGAGAGCGGTTGATCCAAGACTCTCCACAAGAGCAGCAACAGGGTTAAATGAGGGGATTCCTTCTGATGGTGGTTTTCTTGTCGGAACGGAAATGTCAACCAGACTCTTGACGAATACTTGGGCAAGCGGTCAAATCTTGCCACAGGTTAACAAAGTAACTCTTGGTGGAAATGCCAATTCAATGACATTTAACGGAATTGATGAAACATCTAGAGTGAACGGCTCCAGGGCAGGGGGAATTGTATCATATTGGGTAAATGAAGCAGATACCATTACACCGTCAAGACCTAAGTTCAGAAAGATTGATTTGAAACTAAACAAACTTGTTGGGGCTTGTTATGTTACAGAGGAAAACCTGGACGATGCTCCAACCATCCAGCAAATTATAGAAGCCGGTTTTGCAAAAGAGTTTGAATTTAAGCTGACTGATGCGATTATAAACGGTTCTGGTGCAGGACAGCCTTTGGGTATTCTTAATTCAGGTTGTATGGTTTCTGTAAGCAAAGAAGCTGGACAGGCTGCATCGACAATTGTATATGAGAATGTTTTAAAAATGCGGATGCGAATGATAGCGGCATCAAGACCAAATTCAATTTGGATTATTAATCAAGATTGTGAAACTCAATTAGATTCTATGTCCTTGGCAGTTGGTACTGGTGGGGTTCCGGTTTATCTTCCTGCCGGTGGTGCTTCAGCACAACCGTACAGCACTCTTTTTGGTCGTCCAGTGGTTCCGATTGAGCAATGCGAAACGCTAGGAACAACCGGTGATATAATGTTGTGCGATTTTTCACAGTATCAAGCGATTGATAAGGGTGGAATGAAAAGCGATGTATCTATTCATGTGCAGTTCCTAACAGACCAGCGTGTTTTTCGGTTTACGTACAGATTTGACGGGGAACCTGTCCTTGGTTCGGCAATCACTCCATTTAAAGGAACAAACACTCTTTCCCATTTTGTTAAATTGGATACAAGAGCATAAAGAGAGGTATAAAAGATGAAATTTCCAGAAATTTATAAAGTAGTACCGATTGCAAGCGATATGGACGTAAGTGCTTCAGCAACAAATCCATGTGATTCTATTAACATGAAGAATTACCACCATGCAACCTTCCTTGTTAACCTTCAGACACTTGGCGGGGCAGCACTTTATTGCGAAGTGTATTCAGGGGCAACGGATGGTGCTTTAACCAGTGCCTTGACCTTTCACTATGCTTTTATGGGTGCAGCAGCTTTGGCAGCAAATGCCGATGTTTTAGCAGCAGATGCCACAAGTGCAGCACTGGTAATTGCTCATGCAACATATGATAATTATATGTTGGTTGTTGAAGTTGATGCAAGTGATATGGATGTTGCAAACGGAGAAAATTGGTTAACACTTTCTTTCCCTGATACAGCAACCGGGGCAACCGGCAACCTGTCAGCAGTGGCAATCCTTGAACCACGTTATACCGGCAATCGGTCATTAACTGCCTTGACTTAAAATCCTGGGGGTGTAAAAGCCCCCTTAAAAGGAAGGTGACAAAATGACAATGCATATATATTTCAACCAGGATAAGGACGGTTACAAAGAAGGACAAAGCTGTTATGTCGAAAGAACTTTAGCAAGACGGTTTTGTGAGAACGGAGTGGCTATTCCTTACCAGAAACACTTGGATAATATTTATGATGCTGAACAGGCAAAGAAGCCTGTAAAGAAAAAGATGATCTTTAAATCGGTATCTAAGAAACAAAAAAAAGCTGAAAAGGCTACAAAATAGGAGTGCTGACAAATGGCAAACTATGCAGCAAGCACAAGAGCAAGAATATCTGATTTAATCAACGGCATGAGAGTTGAAACAACCATTGCTTTAGGAACGGCAAAACTGATCCAGGCACAGGAAGAAATTTTCAACGTGTATGGTGAAATAAGGGTTCATGGATTATGGTTTGAAGTTACGACTGCAATCTCTGCAACCGCAACCACCATGCTTTTTAATGCAACATTTACGACACCGGCAATCGCAGTCCAGCCGAT